GATCAGCCCGGTAACAGGTATGATATAACGCGGCGACATAACTGATCGCCAAAAATTGACATAACTGCCTTTTCAAAAACCTTGACCACTTCAAAGATACTTTGATTTCACCAGCTCTGTATAATTAATTCTCGCCTTCCTTTGCCCTTCCCTCCACCTCCAACTGTATAGTCAATATCGACTGTCTTATGATGGAATCCCTTGAACACTTTTTTCATGTCCGGGTGATCGTTGACGGTTACCAAAAAACGCGCCTGTGAGGCTTTCATGACTTCGGCAAGGTTCTGGTATTGCTCCATGCCGAAATCAACTCCGTAGCCTTCTGTTTGCCAATATGGTGGATCAGCGAAAAAGAAGGTGTGAGGGCGATCGTATTTCGCTACGCACTTATGCCAGGAAAGATGTTCGATCGTTACTCTGGACAATCTGAAATGGGCCTGGCTGAGTTCTTCCTCGAGACGTAAGAAGTTTAGTCTGGGTGGAGATGTTGTCGCTGTCCCGAAGGTCTGGCCTGAAACCCTCCCACCGAACGAGAGCTTCTGCAGGTAAAAGAACCGGACTGCGCGCTGAATGTCAGTCAGGATCTCTCGAGGAGTTTGCAGGAACATTTCATATTGTTCACGGCTGCTCAGTGACCACTTGTACTGTCGGATGAATTCCTCGAGATGATGCTGAACTACTCGATACAGGGTGATTAGATCGGAGTTAATGTCGTTGATGACTTCGACCTTGGAGGGTTGTTTGAGAAAGAAGATGGCGGCAGCACCGGCGAAGGGTTCGACATAACAGGTGTGCTCGGGGATCAGTGGAAGGATATGTTTTGACAGGCGACGCTTGCCGCCGATCCAGGGGATAATTGGTTGATGCATAATGTGAGTCTCCTTGTTTTATCAAAGTTGTTTTGATAAACTCCCCCTGCTCTGATCGGAGCGGGGCAGCCTTGGCTGGCTCACAGCTTGCTCTGTGGGTTGGCGGTCGGGATGGTGTTCAAGCACCTTCCCGGCCGCTGCCTCTTCTATATAGTTATGTGTTATCTAAAATAGTTTGTGGCACGATCATCACCTTATTTTAAACGGTCCCCGTACAGCTATTTTCCCGCCCTTCACAACAAACTTTGCCGCATTGGCCGCAACAACCAACCCCAGACAACAGATACATACCAGCAGGAATATTCTCATGACCGCCCCCATTATTCGCAGATATAGGAAATGTTGATATAGGCTGTATTACCGGATAGCGTCGCGTTGCCGCGAGGAATACCGGCCCCGAAACTGTTGTAAAACTGCAGAGCAGATCCGGGAATAACGGCGGTGGTGGAAAAGGTTGACAGGCCGGTGGTATTAAACGAGGTGGCGGCCTGCAGCGCGATCGGGTTGTATGGCAACCCTCCTATTTTGGCAGCGGTGGCATCGGCTGTGGTCGGATAGGTGATCTGGCCCATCAGGTGGATCAGCTTACCGATCTTGACATATTTGCAGTTTACCGGTGTCAGGGTCAGCCCCGCTCCGGATATGTCCGATGGTGTCCAGGCGGTGGCGACGTTTGCTGATTCAAGGGCGTTGAGCCCAGGTTTGTTACTGGCCAGCCAGGCGGCGATATCCTGGTCACCGGTATTTTCTCCGCTTACCAGATCCAGCTCGGCCCGGTTGTCGTGGACGATATCTGCGTGAGCGTAGGCCGCCAGATGTGCAGCGATGGCGGTGGCGATCGATCCGGCGGCCTCATAAGCTGCGCCGATAAAGGCCAGGATTTTGTTGATGGTTGTGTATTTACTGACTCCGGCTTTGTTGATCGGCAGGGTTTCGGTGCCGGTCAGATCCTCCGGGCTTGCGCCCCATTGTTCCCAGTTAGACATACGTAGCAGCCTCCCTATTTTTTGTATGAACCTGTATACCCAGTAGCGTATGAATCCCATTTGTTACCTCCAGCGGGATTTTTGTTGTGGCGATGGTAAAGGCGATTTTTGGCATCTGCTCTCCACTGGACAAATCCAACCCGGCTTCGACAATCACGCCGGTCAGATCGTTGGCAAAGGGCAACAGGACATCGTCGGCAAATTCCAGATGTGCCCAGTCCAGATAGGTGGGGAATAAGATCAGCCATTTGCGGACGGCGTAGAAGTCATGGAAAAATGATCCTACATCGGACGCCATGGAGTCGCTGGTGATGAAATCGAACATGAACATGTTGGGCTGTTCAATGCGGCCATAGTCGGCGATGGAAACATCATCGGTACTGCGCTTTGATGACATGTAGGATTCGGAACTGGAATTATTGCTGGACCAGTCGCGGTTGTAGAGGACGTTGATATCGTTGATGACGTCGGTTTTGGGGGCCTTGCGGTAACGCAGGTCTTTGATACCTTCACCAGTAAGGCAGCAAGCCGGGATAGTGACGGGATTATCGGGCTCGGCCTTGCGGACGATCAGCTTGGAGACGCCAGCGATTTTGCGGTACCAGCAGCGGCACTGGAAGGCTAGGATGTCAAACCACTCGATTTTCTTTTTATATTTAGTTATGGCTCCGTTGAAGGCATAGAAGGCCGGCAGGGTACCGACCTGCACCAGGCTGGTGTCGTTGCAGTAGGTGGAGAGCAGATTGCTGAAGACGGCGGACGGGGTGGTTATGTTGCGGGTGCAATCAACCAGGACCATATCGCCCATATAAATATCAGCCACGGAGTTACCGGACAGGCGCAGGGTATTCATTACCGTCAGAGGAGTGTTTGCAGCGGCGATTGAGACGTTTGACGCGGTCGTCGAATTGTATGATCCGGCGTCCGATATCGCGGAAACATAGACAAGATAACTAGCGATGTAATCATATGAATACATTTGCCCGACCGGCAAATTCATATAGAAACAGGGGACATGTATCTGGACCAGATTACCGCCGTCACCGATCCGCGACATGAAATTAGGATTGTAATCAAATGTGTATTGTTTTGCGCCTGATCCGGGAGTGTACGATGTCAACCAGCCGACATTTACCACATAAACGCCCACCGGACCGGCTGCAGCGGGAATATTCAGGGTAAACGACAGTCGGCGGGTTAAACCACTGGCACGTCCAGCCGGATAATTAATGGTGCAGATACCATAATAATATGTGTAAATCCCATTCCCGCCGACACCCCTCATGTTTTTGGTGGCAGTCAGGGTATAGGACACTTGTGCTGCATTCCATGTATAGGGAACTGAGGTGGTTGTATTTACCGTCCCCGCGGCATGGGTATGTGATCCGGCGCCGACGGAGACATCACCCTCTAACGCCAGCGCGATTTTTTGACTGACTCGTGCGTAATCAGGTATCGATATGGCTGCACGGCCGGGATAGCCGGAGAGCTGATTGCCGGCGGTACCCAGGTATTTTGTTGCTTCGGCGGTGATATCAACATTGACGCCGCGGATTCTGGCCAGGACGGTACCGATAGTATCCAGGGCATGATCTGCCAGCAAATATATTAATGGAGTGTTTTTTTTCTCCACAACCACAGTTGCCTTGATATGAGCCACCTGCTGTGTCGCTGATTGTCCCCTGATCACCGTCAATGTTGTTTCTGCCTGTGCCGAAACCAGCACAATTTCCTCTTCTACCCATACATATTTATTCACCAGGCTATAGGTTGGAATTTCCGAAACGATCATGGACGTACTAGTTGCATCCAAACCGAGCGGCAATGTAGAAATCCAGCCGGAATCCACACACAGGGCCGGGAGCTTTTTCACAGAGCCGAAGATGATCGGAATCATTTTCCCCACGATATCCGGATCAGCCAGCGGATAGGCTTCACTGGTGATCTTGGTGCCCAGGTAATCCTGAAGCCTGGAGGTCTCATCCTCAATGGTAATATTGACCTGGGTTTCGTCGGGCAGGTCGATGTCCTCAATGTGACCTTTGGTTACCAACTGGGGCGGGATCAGGGTGGAATCCAGCGAGGGCAGCCAGAGGTAGAGTTCGGTCGGGTTTTTCTCCAGTTCGTGTTGTAGGGCCAGATGGCGGATGTTGTTGTCATCGGCCTGATCGACCAGCAGGGTCAGGGCCATATCAGCTATCAGTATTTCTCCGATGTTGCCGCTGATCTGTTCGTGGATCTGGCCCCAGGTTGCTACCCAGGGTTTAGTGACAACATTGGCGAAGCCACCCAGGGCACCGGCCGGAAAGGTGATGACATGGTCGGTGATATGATAGTCCACGCTGTCGATGGTGACACGCAGGATCAGGCAGGGTGTGAGGCCGGTCTTTTTTGCCAACTCTGTAATAAATTCGGCAGGCCAGTTTTTCATAGATCCTCGGTGACTGATATCTCGACGCGGTATTTGCCGGGGGATGTTTCTTTGTAGCTGGCGGCACCAGTGGTGAAGCGGACGGTATGGCTGGCGGCATCATGGTCGTACCAGGAGAAGGTGTTTTTATCGCCGTTACGGGACTGAATGAAGATCAACAGGGCATCCAGGACAGCAGTGGGGACATTGGTGTAGACCAGAGGGATATCGTGCCGATAGGCATTGCTGCGGTTGTAACAGTAAAAGTCCCCATTGGAATCGAAGCCGCTGGCCTGGAAACGATCAACGGCAGTGGAATTGCTGCGCAGAGGAGCTGCCGGGAACTGGACGATGGCTCCGGTGGGGGTATGAGCAAGTGCGTTATTCATGCTCACGTCAACCCGACACGGCGTAAAACTGTGAACGTGCCGTTTCCATTGGTTATAGTCGCGGGTTTGAAGGTCGCTTCGTCGGCATTGTTGCCGACAAGAACAATGTTAGCGGATCCCATTATTTGACCGTTCGCGTTTATTGAGGCAAAAGCGGTGCAGTTAAAAGTTTTAGTTGTCCCCGCAGCGGCGATAAAGGTTACTGGATGCCCCGGCATATTTGACATCGTTGACAACGAATTGACCGCCGATGCCAAAAGCCTAACGATTCCGCAATGCCGAATGTCCCTGGTAGTCGGAGTCAATGCCGGGTCGTATGCGGTTGCCATGTCCTTGTTACCGGATAGATCCATCGTTCCAACGCAATTCGACGACGAAGGGAGTATTTCGGTATCAAGCAGAAAAGAGGGGGGGAATTCTATATAACCGAGTGAAGGCTTAAACCGGCATTGTGCCATGCCCCCAGGTATTTTGTTGCTTGTAAAAAGCGCGCCTATGTCGCTTGATACGCAATTATCCCCGAAGATATTGTCATGCGCAGCGGGTCCGATATTCAGGCCATGACACTCATTCCCAAAAGTATTCCGCATTGCCGCAACGCCCGTTCTATTGTTTGTAAATTGATCCCCTATTGTGTTTGTTGAGTAATCATTATCGAATACATTGTCCCTACAATTATATCCGATCGTATTCCCCGCAAATTGACCGGAAATGAGATTCGCCATAAAGGAAGATCCGATCTGATTTGTATTGAATAAGCTCCCGATTAAATTGCTTGCGAACATATCCCCGATATTATTCCCGGAAAATTCGAACCCCAGGGAATTACTTCGGAAGGATGCGCCTATCTTATTGGAATAAAAATTCCCGGCGGAAGTGTTGCCAGCGCAATCGTCCCCGACCGTGTTGTCGTTGAAACCATCCCCGAAACTGCATCCGAATACGGTTCCTAAAAATACGGAATTGTAACGATCCCTTGAAATTCCGTCGGTACTTGTCGGGGTTCCGATTTTGATATTATAATGCGTCAACGCGGACGGAGCGGCAGAGCCGAAAAGCAGAGAATCAACGAAAGGGAAACCGTTGTCGGCTATTACGGTAAAAGTCCCGGATCCATTGCTTTGTGTATTCCATCTTCTTGTTAAAATGTGCCTCCAATCGGAATAAGCCGAAATGTTATTAATAATATCGTGCCGATGTATGATTCGGCCGCGGGAATACCCGCCGGCAACCGTGGCAGTGTTTACAAGTTCGTAAAGGATTACGTCCTGCGGGTAGGTAGTTGACACCGCTATCGGGCTTAAAGCAGCGGGGGAAATTGCTGTAACGATGAGCGGTTCCGTTGTCACGCTTGCCCATGTTCCCGCCCCGGCGATTAAGTGGTCGGTCGCAAAATCCTGTATAAGGTAATTCATTCCAGGAGTGAGCCCGCTTGAATTGACTAGGGCGACGATAGATCCATGATCCGTGTTCACAACCTGGGGGGCAATGTCCAAGGGGTTTTGTGTAGCGTCCGGGAAGGTTACGCCGGAACTATAACGGGGAACGGTTACTTGATAACAATTAACGCCGAAACGGATCGCCGACGACCCAGCACCTACGTCGATACTATTGCAATCCTCCCCGACATGAATCGCGTTGCTTAATGCCCCGATTGTTATGCTCCCGTTCCTTGCGCCTATGGCAACGGGTGCGGCTTGATCTTTTACATAGATTTGCTTTGATCCGTAACCGATCGAAACGTCGGGCAGAAATTGTTTTATTTCCGGGGAATCCGCCCCCGCGACCATATTTTGTGAGCCGATTGAAATATTGAACATTTGAGATGCCGGATTTATTGTCCTTTGATTCCCGATCGGGTAAACGTCAAGATACCCCGCCCCCTGGTCGTATATTTCTGAAAATATCCCGCTTCCCAGCGACGTTTGATATCTCCGGACTTTGATCCCGCGCCAATCGCAATTTGATTCTATATTGTAATAGACGTCCTTCCGGTAATAGATAACGCCCGTATGCGGCAATCCAGCGTTATACATGTCGCTATCGTTTTCGATCGGCGGGGCGGTTGTGTAATAGATAACGTCGTCCGGGAACAATTCGGAAGTTGCGATCGAATGGATCCGCGTAGTGCTTTTTGCTGTGACCGTCAAGGGCTCGATCTCTTCCTGCCAAGATGCCGCGGCGCTGCTATTTTCGACAAGTCTCACCGTCGCGTAATCGGTTATTCTGTATCGTTGCCCCGGCCGCAAAGTGCCGCCTGTTTGCGCCGCGAGTAATCCCGCAAAGGTGATATCCTCCCGGTTCGCCCGGTTCACAATCTGCACGACTGTTAAGGTCTTTGCCTGATCATCGCCCTGGGAAACAGGTAGCCGATCGGTAAGATTTGCAGTTGCCGCTTGCGTGGCGTTTTTAATAGTAATGCTAGACATAAATTATCTCCTGATTGTCATCGAAGAGCATGGTGGAACCATCGGCAAACATCCAGGTACCGCCGAAGGCTCGCAAGGTGCAGCCGATCTCCCAACTATTATAAGCCCGCTCGGATATATCCAGTGAGGGCGTGGCAAAACGGAAGTTACCGGTGGCCCCGAGGGGATCGGTGTAGACGAACAGTTCGGCCATGCCGTTGACGATGGTATTGAAAAAAGTGAGGAAATGTTCTTTTTCATCGCTGGTGGCGCGGATCTTCATACGCATGGTTTTTTCGGTGATGGTGTGAGCAAAGCCGAAGCGGACAACGCCGGTATCCCGACGGGGCTGGATGACAGCCAGGGAGTTATCCGGACGGTGAGGGGCACGCGAGAGTGTGACGCTGCCATTGGTATGACTGAAGATGGCGCCGGGCATCAGGAGCGCCTCTTCGTGCGGTCGTTGTATTTGTCCAGCATGGGTGTCAGCTGGCGGAACAATTCACTAGCCGAGGTCTGGTTGGTGACATTAGGCAGGATGAACTGGGCGGATTGGATGGTGATGGGGGCGGAGGAGCCGTTGTTCTGGTTGGCCGGGATGATCTTTTCGCCCTGGTGTACTATCGCCGGGCCGGTACGCGGGACATAATCAGTACCGGTGGCATACTGTGGCCAGGAATTATAGACGTCCGGGCCCACGGCATTGTAGAGCGCGGCTTCGGAATAGTCGGTAGTGTCGACGGGGCCGCCGCTGGGTTGCGATGAAAACGGGGATGTTACGGCCTGGCCAACAATGCCCTGGATCCTGTTCAACTGCTCCATCCCGTTGACCGTCAGATTGATAGTGATGTCTTTGGTCAAGCCCCGCAGCAGATCATCCAACTCGACAACTTTTTGTTTGTATTGATCGATGCGGCCCACAGCCTTGTTATAGGTCTCCTCCAGGGCGGCTTTTTCCCGCTCGGCGTTGGCAATAATCTTTTCCTGAATCCTGGTGCGTTCCTGTTCTACCTCTCCAATTGCCTGTTGACGTGTGATGACCGTTTGTCCGGCCAGATCGACCTGTTGGTCCAGTTTGTCCCAGGATTCGATCAGTGAAAGCATCTTGTCTGACTGGCGTTTTGGGTCGGCAATCTGGCTGTAGGCCTCTTCATCGACCCGCAATTTGTTAATCATGGCCTGACGTTTACCCAGGGCGTCCAGGGCCGGGTCGAGATAACCGAACCCACCGCTGTAATCCCCCAGGGCAGAACGCTTCTTTTCCTCAAAGGATTTGTTGGCGTCTTCAAAGCGAGTTTGAAGTTCCTTGATCTCGTTCTTCTTGGCCTGGATCAGGCCGAGGACGGCCGAGGCATAGGCCTGCTCCCCAGCGATCAGGGTCTTGTAGCGGTCGGACTCTACGGCGATGATCTGCTCGGCCTGGGCTTTGACCTCCCGGAGGATCTCGACTCCCTGCTGTTTGACCTCTTTAGCGTTGGCGGTGATGGTGACCTTGGAGCGGAACTCGGAATACAGACCGGCGATCTTGTCCAGGGCGCTGCGCTCGTTGACCAGGCGCTCGTTATAGACGGCATTGATCTGAGTGTTATAGACGCGCAGCGGCTTGATCATATCTTCGAGACCAGCCTTGCCTTCTTTATAGCGATCGATCTCCTGTTTCAGCTTTTCCTGATAACGATCGTTGGACAGTGCCAGGCGTTCCTTGCCCAGATCCTTCATGGCTGAGGCGTAGTTTTTGATACCGGTGATGTTGTTCTTCAGATCAGCCATAAAACTCTTTTCAGAGGCTTCCTGCTTGGCTTTGGACTCCTGTTCGGCGCGGTTAGCGGCGCCGGCTTTTATGCGGGCCTCTTCGGTTGCCTTCAGGGCGTCGACGTTCTTCATGGCGGCGTCTTTTTCAGTCAGGTAGCCCTTGGCGCGATCCTGGAAGGAGGTGACATCCAGCGTTTTAGACATCGAAGCGTTGTACTCATTGGTTTTCTGGGTCATCCAGTCCCACCAGGCCCCTACGGCCGCAAAATCTCCCGACAGGGCATTGCGGGCGATGCTGGCCCAGCCGAAGATCTCCTGTGCCGACCAGATGATGGTTTTGGTAGCGGCAGTGAATAACTTCACGACACCCTGCACACCGTCGGCAACAAAGGCCATGGCCATCAGCGCATCACGGCCCCATTGATCGAGCTGTTTTTTCTTGGCCAGCTCCTCGGTTTCTTTATTCAATCCCTTCAGGCCATCGGTGGCCACGCCAACGGCTACGGTCAGTGCATCCTGGAATACTTCACCAGCTTTAACTTTGAGGTCATCCATGTAGCGTTTCATGGAGGTAATCTGCTTGCCGGCCAGACCCATGGCGGCTTCGTAGGTGCGGGCGATGTCCTTGCCTTTTTCGAGGACGGCGTTGGTGCGGGCCTGGACCTTTTCGTATTCGGTCAGATCTTCGGCGTTCTTGCCGATCTGTTTACCCAGCTTTTTGTAGCTGTCTTCAAAATTGACGTTGATACCGATGTTCCGGAGTACTTCCACTTCGCCCGATTGGATACCCTGAATCATGCGGCCAAAGGCTTCCGTGGAGTTGATGCCGCCGATAACGGCGGCATCCTGAGCAACCCTGGCCAGCTCTGCAGACTTGGCCAGATCGATATGGGCGGAGGACATTTTGGTCAGGGTTTCGCGGGATTCGATCATGGCAATACCCGTTTTACGGAGGGACGTTTCAAAACCGTCCATCTGCGCTCGGGTGTAGCCGGCATTGTTGCCGACCACCGTCATGGTCGCGCCCATGGTGTTATAGCGGGCGGTCATCAAGGCGGCATCCGTGGCATACTTAACCAGTGCCATGGCAGACAGGGAGATGCCGAGAGCGGCGGCGGCGGTCTTGACCATGCCGATTGCCTTCTCGGTTTCAAGTAGGCCCTGCCGGGCAGGTCCGCTCTTGTCATCTCCCAATATTGTCAGTTTAACTTCAGCCATTGTCTTATCCCTTGGGTGGCGGGTTTAACTCTTTCAGCAGTGATTCGATCTCGGACAACATTCTCAAATCATCCAGGTCGACGGAGAATTCATCACAGATCTTTTCAGCCAGGTTCAACTCTTTGAGGCTTACCAGCAGGTCACGGATTTCCAGCAATCGTAGGGCCATTGGTGGGAGAATATCAAAGCCGATTGGACATTTTCCGTCGATGCAGACCGGATCTTCTTTCCCTACCAGGGCATTCTTACGGCAGGTTGTACAGCTTACTTTTGGCGCATCCGAGCGGGCCAGAAAGTAAGCGGTCAGTCGTTTTTTGCGACCTGTTTCTCCTGATTCTTTTTGTTGATCTCAAGGAAAACCCCGGCATCAATGGCGTTGCCGTTGACAAAGATTGAGAACTCACGACAGCCCTTCATCATCAGGTCGCGATTGGCGTCGTTAAATTGAATCGGTGTTTTTTCTTTATCCGGCAGAACGAAACCAGGGTGACCGGGGTTATGTTCCTGGTCGATATTCCTCCAGCCATGAACCGCTTTTTTGCCCAACTCACGACCCCAGATAATCTGCTGATCGCCGCCGGTACGGGCCACGATCTTATCCACGGCCTTGTTAAGCTCGATCGCTGCCGGGCGGTCAAGGTATTCAATCAGAACTTCGGTATCCTCATCAAACTGTATCCAGCCTTGTGGTGCCTCAGTGAAAAGCGCTACTTGTGCCATGTTACATCTCCTTATAAAGGTAAGTTAAAGGGCGGGTTAAACCCGCCCTGATGCATCAATATGCCGTGATCGGGCTGGTGGACTGTTTATTGACGCCCCGCAGCCGGAACGGTTGCGTCAGGCCGGTCATGCCGGCCGGAGCAGCTGGTGGACAATGAACCAGGCATTTCAAATCTTCCTTGATAATGCCGTTGTCATCGGTCGGGTTGGCGTTGATGATCTGGAGGTGGGCCAGATCGATGGCGAAGGCCCGCTTGGTTACGCCCTCGATCAATTTGCCGGTGAAAGAAAGCGTCATCTTTTTGCGGACGTCGTCTCCCAGATCCTGGAGCCGGGTGTCCGATGTGTGACGGGGAAATTTGAGGGTCAGTTCGGCCTTTGGTTCGCCGTTGATGGTCGGTTCATCGACACAATCACGGGGTACGGCGCCGCTGGAAACATACGAACCGGTAACACCGGCCAGGTTGCGATCGTAATCGAGCGAGAAACCGTTGATGTTAACTTTGTGAGTCGGTGAGGCCAGCGCGATGCCGTCACGATCATTCATCAGGTAGGTGCCCTGGGAAAACATGATCAGGTTCTCGGTTTCACGGGCGGTCAGGTTGTTCATGGTGGCCAGCGTATTGACCAGGCTCTCGGTAAAGGCCTCGATACCGATGCCCTTGACTTTCAGCACGATCGGCTCACCGGTGTTTCCAGAGAGGGTGAAACCGGTGATCTTGAACGATGGAATCTCGTTGATATAGGTCTTCATATTTTCGGCCAACGTGTACATCAGGCCTTCGATATCGTTGATCAGGTCCATAGTCCAGGCATATGACAATGCCGTTGTAGCGACCAGCGCGGGAACAGTACACGCCCCCATGAGACCGGCCATGATTTCCTGACAGCCGTCATAGCGCAGGTTGAATTCAAGGCCAGGCGTACAATTAACCTCACCCAGCCAGCCGTCTGTACTGTGATAGCGGCCGCGTGAGGCGTCCTTGCCGGATGCATCGCCGTTATTCATGCCGGAGGCCGACAGAACCAGTAACTCGCACAGGGCTCCCAAAGCTACCTTGGTTCCCCAGACACCGCTTTGTTTGATGCCTATTCGTTTTTCAATACCTGCAATCGACATGGTGCCTCCTTATGGCTCCGGGGTTACGTCCGTGGTGGATTTTTTGCCGGCCTTACCAGGTGCAACGGTAACGGTATCCGCTGGGGTTTCACTGACAGGTTTGAGCTCGGCCTGCTTGGCTGCGCGGCGATCTTCATCCTGGATCTCCAGGCGGGATTTAAAGTCTTTCGGACGCTCGAACAGTTCATCGGCGAAATGATCCGGGTTGATGGTGTACTCTTTACCTTTCTCGATCTTGCCGTAGATGGCATGATTGCCGCCGTCGATCCTGGCTTTTACTGTGATTTTTTCGGACATGCTTGACCTCCCTTTACGGAATTATGATTGGACTTCCTGAACCGGTATGATGATTTCGCAGTAGTGGCACATGACGCTGCCGAAGATGCGGGTGTCGATGGTCTGACAGTTGAAACCTTTGGGTAATTCGCTCAGACCTCCCAGGGTGAAGTCCTTGCGGAACTCAGCACGGATCAGGTCGATCAGAGCATTGAACTTGATATCGGTGCGGTCGGCATCCTGGACGCCCATGTAGCCGTGGATGATATAGCTGGCAGAGACTTCCTCCTCGCAGTTGCTGATGTATCGACCGGGGGCGGCCTGTCTGGTGATCTCCCAGCCGAGGATCTTCTTACTGGCCGAGTCCTGGAATAATGAGATGAACTTGTTCCAGTCGGCGGACCAGCGCTCGTATTCATGAACGGTGCCGCGGTTGGGTACCCGCTCGATGACTTCCTTGATCTTCAGCCTGACCGATTCGTCACTCATCAGTTTAACTCCACCGCTATCTGCAGCCCGCAGGCCTGTGCCATTGCTTCAATCCGGCCGATGTTCTCGGTTACCGCTTTTTCAAACATGTGCCGCCCCTCAAAACCTTTTTTGCCGATGCTGCGCCGGATAACGAATTCAACCCGCTTGGCCTCGGTTTCGCTCAAACCTAATTTGACTTCTATCCAGCGGACCAGCATGCCCTTGGGCGGCATGCCCTTGCCTGGGCTGCGCCCCTTTTCGATCACCTCGGCATGCTTTTGGGCGCTCATGACGGTGCCCTTGATCAGCGGCGTCCCTTTGCCGGTTACCTCGTTTTGAATCGATCCGATCAGGCCACCCTGGGCACCAAAGACACCCTGGGGGGTGCGCTTCTTGACTTCGCCGTCCAGGAACATGGTGACCTGGGTAACGAAGCGATCCAGGTTGGCCTGGATGATTGCCGGTGCCTTGCCGGAGAGCAGTGCACCCTTGGTTTCGACCTTGATCTGCAGGTTCATCTAGAATGCCAGGGACGTGAGTCTTTTTCCGGTGGCGGCGCGGTTGTCGACGCGGCCGCAACGGTATCACCGTCCTTGATGCCAAGATGGCTCTTGTAGCGGCCTTCCAGCTCTTTGGCCCGGCGTGCGTATTCGTCACCCTTGGAGCGATAATTGACGGAGTCGGCCTGAATGGTCGGGTCGCTGGTATTGCCGAAGGCCAGGGCCAACTGGTGGCAGCAGATCGAGGCGGCCAGACTGGCGACGGCGTCCAGATCTATGGCCGGGATAGTTGCTTCGGTGTGCATGACGGTATAGGTCTGGCGGATCATCTCATCGGCGGCGGGTGTGGCGATCAGGATGCGCAGCTTCTTGCCGATCGGCGTTGCGTAAATTGAATAATCGGCCCGGTCGATGATGTTGGCCGGTATGCGGTCGACCGGGTATTCCACCTGGGTAATTACTGAAAACCCTTCGAGCCAGTCATTGGGGAGATCGCAATCGTGGTTGCCGCTGCCAGGGGTGTCGGCAACCAGCTCCAGTGGACGGACCTTGCTGTAACGGGCAATAGCCGAAGCGACTCCATCATTGTAGTCAAAAGGGTCGAGCAGTTTTCCGGAGTCGTCTTTTACACGGCTTTTTGTCAGGTCGTAGAGTGGCATGGGAGGGAGATTACAGGAAGGAACGGCGGGAAGTACTTTCAGACGCTGAAAAAGAAAAGCCCCTATCCACGGGGGATAAGGGCTTTTTTTCTGCTTTGTACTCTTTTGAAACTACGGTGTCAAGAACTATGCCACGATGGCCCCGTAGAAACCGCGGTAGTCAAGCACCGACCCGCCGTAGATGTGACGTATCTTGTAGGTGAGCTTGTCGTTACTGAACATGCTGCCTACGTTGGGCATATCCTGGACGAACAGTTCGGGTTCTTCTTTGCCGTCGAGGAAACCAATCTCGATGGTAGGGATGTCTGCGGGATCGGCCATCAGCCACCAGTTGTTGGCATCGGTCCAGGTTTTGACGACGATCAGCTCCCAGGTCTGGGCGTTGACGGCGCTGGCGGCAGTAGGGACGAATGATCCGGTATTGGGCACCGCGATCAGCTCGTAGGCTGTAGTCTCCAGATCGGCCGGGACCAGCAGAAAGCGGGGGGAAATTCCCAGGGGTTCCGAGGAGTCCGCTTCGGTCTGCTTCTGCATGGCCAGACGGCCGACCAGCAGGGAAGCCTTGGCCAGAGCCGCGGCGCCGATGTTGTTCTGACCAGCCAGAGCCAGGGCAGTGCCGGTGTAAATGTTGGGGTTGGCACCGATCAGGGTCTGGAAAACAAACTTGTAGAGCGTCCTGGCTGCAGCGCGGCCCAGCTTCTGCGGTACCCGGCGCAGGCCGAGAACGTCGTCATTACGGATGGCCTCCAGGGTGATATCTTCTGTGCCGCCCCGCTTGGTGGCGGCGTAGGTCGACTCTTCGTCGGTGGGAGAAGCGACGGCCGCATAGGGACCGGCCTGGGCAACGGCTGCCAGATCGCCGTAGCCGCCGACACGGACGCGGCGGTTGGTACGGAAATCGAAGACCGGTCCGCTCTGGACGACCCTTTTCCAGTCGCCAAGGTTAGCCGCGTTGTATTCCTGGACCATTTTGCGGGCGATTGAATCACCAAGCAGCTCGGGTAGACTTGCGGTGCCGATGGAGGCCGACATACGCCCCGCATCGCGGAGATCGCCGCTGACGCGCAAGTCTCCGGTGATGTCCTGGTAGCAGGCCTTGAAGCTTTGGACCTTGCCGGCAAAGAAATCATCCAGCATGGTTCCATGTTTTTCGTGCTGGTCGAGGATGATCCGCACATCGCCGGCGCCGTTGACGACACCCGAGGCGGCCAGGCTGTCGAGGCATTCCTTTTCGGCCTTGATGGCAGCCTGGAGGGATTCCTCCTGAAATACAACCCCGTTGAAGCTGGCGCGCAGCTTGGTCTGGACCGCGTCGGGCAGTTTGCTGGTGGACAACAGGCTGTCGAGTTTCATACCGCAGGCGACCAGTTTCATCTCCTGGAGCGTCTCAGCTCCGGCCTGCATCTGTCCGCCGGCTGCAGCATCCAGTGCGGCAAATACCTGTATCACTGCCTGTTCATCGGTCAGGATCTTGTTGTCCCTTGCGGCCTGAATGCGATCCGCTTCTGGTTTGTTGTGCCGGGCGAGGCCGGCCAATAACATCATGATCATTGGTGTTTCCTCCTGTTTTGGATCGGTCTGCCGGGCAGCCGCCATTTTTAAGAATTCCCCTTTGGCTACGGGGTCATATACTACGTCCACGGTTGCGGCATGAATGCTGGCCATCATGGGGTATTTCCGGCCACCCTCCATTTTGGTGCCCATTTTGCCGTTAACATCCACGGAGAGACCCAGAACATTTTCCAGGCCCATATCGGCACAGCCCACCAGGTTGTCGCGCAGCCAGGTAGCAGTGGGCAGCAGAATCAGGGTGGCATAGATGCCGTCGCTTTTGGCGGTGGCACCCTGCAGCACGCCGACCATATTGCCAACCGGCTTGCCGAATCGATGTGGCTTGGCTTGATGTTGGGCTTCATCCAGCATGAAGACCTTGGCGCCCTCGAACTTGGCCACGGCTGCGGTCAGTACGTCTTTGTCCCAGTAGTTGCCGTTCAGATCAATGCCAAAGGCAGCGACGCGAACATCCCATTTGTAGCCGGTGGCGTCTCCGGCCTTGGCGGCCATGATTGCGCCGGTGGCCGTGACCGGCTCATACTCGATCTTGCGCTCGACCTCGGTGGCGTCACCCAAAGTGACGACACCCTCCAGGATTGAGTAACTGCATTGGTAATAACGGTCGGACGATTCGTAGACCAGACTGTCCGGGTAGAAATCCACGATGTAGCACCACTTGTCGGCGCCGAGGCGATCGGTAATGGCTTTTTCCAACATATCGCGGATCTCGTTAAAGCTCTTCAGACTCATGAGCTACCCCCTAGCCTTTGCGGCGTTTTTTGTCCACGGTGTGCTTCTGGCCGTCGGCGGTAACGATGATCATCTCGGTGGCTGTCTCGCGGAAATTCAGGACGTCACCTGGCTCCAAAGGTCGCACTTCGACGGAGAAGGCGGCTTTTGACTGGCCATCTTCCTCAACTACCTTGCGAACAGACTGCCGGAAGGACAGCCCGGACAGATACTCAGGCGGGACGGGGTCGGCGGACATTTCAGCCAGAGCCAGGTCCGGACGGATACCTGACAACGGCACTGCCGTGGAAAGCATTCCCTCCAGCGCTTCATTCCACTGATCTTTGGTGATGAGATCAGACAGACGATTCTCCAGTACTTCTGCCGGCACAAAGTTTTTCAGGTTTTTAAGGATCTTTTGGAGATCGCCTGCCACCTCCTCTTTTGTCACCAGGAACGCGATCGTTTCGGCAATCTTCTTGTCGAATCTGGTTTCTACATCAACCAGGAGCGATCCGATTCCTCCAGCGATCAACTCCTTTACTCGGGCCTCTGTTACCTGTTTTTCAGCCATATCGTACCTCCTTTGTTTGTGCGGGGGATTGCCCCGGTTGGAAAACTATCGCTTCGAGTTGGCGGCTTTCTGGGCCTTTTCCCAACTCTTTACAAATTGCTCTTTTGTGCCCCAGGCGGCCATGTAGGGCACATGCATGCAGCCGCAACCGATGATCTCGCCGATCGGGGCCTTGGGATCCCGCGGGTACATCATGATGATGCTGCCGACCAGGAAGGGCTGGTCGATATCTTTGATATTGCCGTTGAGGTGCAGGTGGTAGATGCGCGGCGATTTGGGATGGCCGGCATGCAGCCACATCTTTTGCAGTTCGGGCAGGGTATCGATGGCGGATTCAAAGCTCTTTTGAGCGGCCATGCTGAAGGCCCGCCCCATTTCGGTCTTTGTAATCACCTCGGCCCGCTCAGCGATCCCCTTGAATATTCCCGGACGCTCCAGGGTACCGGCGATGGCTCCGGCGATTTCCTGCGGTGTCTTCTGCCCCAGCAGTCCCAGGGACAACTCGGCCCGGATCTTGGCCTGGGCATCGTTGGTGATGGCACTGACCCGGCCCCAGGCGAACTCTTTGATCTGCTCGACCAGGTGCGAGGAGATCCCGACGGTGGAGAGGGTTACGTTGCTGCCGACGGCGGCCATCTGTGGCAGCATGCCGACACCGGCATCTCCGGCGGCGCTGATGCCCTTGCCTATTTCCACCCGCAGTTCGGCTTCGGTATCGAATAGCAGGCGATTGACCTGGGACAGCAGCTGCTGCTGGCGGTAGGCGGTGAATGATTCGGCCGATACCTGGGCAATCTCTCCGATGATCTGCTTGCGCACCGCGTCCAGAATCTGGCGGACGGCTTCCTGGCCGTCGATGGTGCGACGTCCCTGGGCGATCAAAATATCCTTGAGTATGTCGGTTACTTTTACGGCCATTTCAAAACCTTTCCTCACCACGAAGACACGAAGGGCACGAATAAAATCTAAAGAATCCAGACAACGGGGTTAAACCTCGCAAGCAGGTAGCGCCTGAATCGGTTTATAACACCTGTTACAGCCATTTTTATGCGTCGGCTCCGGTCCTTGGAGCGGCTGGGGTATCGGTCGCCTCTCCTGGGGCAAATTTGGCGTTTTTATAATCCTTACCTTCAGAAGGAATTTCGCTGTTTTCCTCCGGGTCGTATTCGAAGCCCAGCATGGCCAGGCAGAAGGCAAACATCTGGCCGGCCTTTTTGTCGTCAATCCACCCCTGGGTCTGGGCTACTACCAGCGAGGTGGAAACATCCCGCAGCATGGTGGAGAGTTTGGCCACGTCCTTGTCGGTCAGGGGCGGGGTTGAAATGGCGTATTTGTAAGCCTCCTCCTCGGGCACATTCAGGTAGCGGGCCTCCAGGGCCGAGGTGATGACGAAGTCGGCAATGGTCTTCAGCACGGCCTTGGCTTCATTCTGGCGGCGGGTAAAGTTCATCAGAGTCGGGCGATCCATGGCGTCGGCGGTGGCGCGGTTGCTGCCGTCCGGGTCGGCATACCAGTGGTTGGGGATGTTCTTGGCTCCCAGGATATGACGACGCTGGAAGCGAGTGGCCGTTTCTGCATCCAGTGCCTTTAGATCCGGAGCGACCGCATCGCACTTGACCTTCTCGTTATGGATAAAGGCGCCACCGGTACGGGGCGGCGTGTAGAGCTGGCGTTCCTGCTCCAGCTGCTTGGCGTCGGCGCCCTCGACGGTGATGTCGTAATAGAAGGCATTGAACTGGGAGTGCTTTTCGCCGGCATCGATCATGGTCTGCTCGTAGGAGTCCAGGTGATCGCCAACATTGAACAGGTCGGAGGTGCCGAGCAGCTCGGAACTCATACAGTTGACCTGCAGCAGGAAGCACTGACCATCAGTCATCTGCTCGCGGAGCGCCTGGGCGGGTAGGGAAAGATCCTCCTCGGTATCCTTGTCCAGGATGACCTTCAGGATGCGCTCGCCACGGATTTCGGTGGCCTTGATCTTGACGCCGATCTTGGTCTGGACATCCTCCGGGTCACAGATAGTGGTGGAGATCAGACCAGGATCCAGATAACCCAGCTTGACCCGGCCGGTCTGCTCGGCCACGTGGGCGGTCAGGACTAGATTGCCGAAGATGGATTGTTCCTTCATATAGTTGCCCCAGCGCAGTTCCAGACGGTTGCGATCCCAGAAGGCCTGCATCAGCTCCTCGATGCGTTCATCATTGCAGCTGTAGGGCATGGCATCGGCGGCGATGAAGGCCGCCGGGGTATCGACCAGGAAACCAGCCAGCGGGTTGGTCTTGTAGAGCCAGTAGGCCATGATGATCTGTTGTTCATAGGGGGCGATCAGTAACTCGCGAGTGCTCTGACCATTGAGCAGTCGCCAGCCGGCTTCGTTATCCAGGGAGATGGAAGCGGCAGAGAGACGCTCGGCCACGGCGGCAGGAAGGACGGCTTTGAGGCGCTGGTCTACGGCGGCGGAGAGCTGCTCTTCAACTTTTTTGTCTATGCCTAATAGGCGATTGATGATGTTCATGCTCTACGCCTCCCGGAATGTATGCTGCGACGGCTCAACCTGCTCATGGGGCCCCTGCGTTCTGCGTGGTAGTTATCGGGTGCGCTATCCTGTGGTGGCGCTACGGCCGCGGTGACCATGCCGCCCTGCAGCCCGCTGATACACATCTCCGAAGCATCCGGACCGTCATCATTGACCGATGGTGTCAGCAGGTAGACAAACTGGCTCTCCAACAGATTCTGGTCGCTGTGGTTGCGCTCGAATTGCATATGGCCGAATTCCCAGAGGTAAGCGCAGGTACCGATAATCCGGCCGATCTTGTTGGTATTGTGCTGGATCGGCTGCCAGGGGAGGAACTTGCCAACCTGACGGGCATAAGTGGCAATGGCCTCATGCAGGAAATCCTTGAGCATGTTTTCTTCCACGAATGCTTTGGCACTGCCGTACTGATCAACCTGGGCATAGGCGGCGGCGAACATCTCGCCGATGCTCAGTTTCTTCAGCCAGGCGTGCAGGCAGAAGAAAGTCATCTCTTCAGGATCAAGTCCCCAGGTGGTACAGGCGCGGTAATCGTTACCTTCTCCGGCCTTGGCCGATGGATCGAGTGAAGTGGCGACGATCAGCTTGCGGTTGATCACCTCGATGCGCTCGTAATGCTTGGCCTGGTTCTCCGGAAAGGGTGACCCCTCGACCGCCACAATGTTCTGCATCTCGCGGTTAAAGTCGAAGGTGCCCATGTCATGGCGTTTTTTATCAAGGCGCTCCAGGGACCAGTTCTGTGGCCATAAGGGGCGCTCGGTAACCGAGCCTTCGTCGAGGATGGCCTGGTAGACCTTGGAGGCATAACGCAGCTGGCCGTTGTCATCCAGGTCGGCGATCAGGGTGGAGATGGCCGACTTGGGATGAAAGAGGTTGCCGACCATCAGGGCGTTGTAACCCTGCCCCAGGGAGCCGATCACGGTACCGCGTATCCACTTGATGCCGCGCAGTACCAGCTTTGGATTCTCCACATTGTCGTCATTCTCGAAGTCATCAATACGGACGTAGTCGGGACGGTGCGGTCCGTTTTTCAGACCTCGGACTTTATCCTTGCGGCCGCGGGCCAGCATCCAGATGCCGTTTTTGGTCTTGAAGTCGTCATCACTCCAGTTGCGGGTTTTGAAGCTGCCGAAGTCATGCTTGAGGCGCGGATTTTCTTCCAGCTCCAGCTTGATGGCCACGGTAAAGCCGCTGGCCTGCTCGTGCGTATCGGAGATGATTATGCCGAAATGGATCAGGTCATAGCAGATGACGTGCAGCGGATCCCCGAAGGTAAAGAAGGTCGTTTTGGCATGTTCACGGGGTGCGCCGATCAGTCCGAACTGGTCTTTTAGCCTGGCGAAGTCGCTCCACTCCCCATGAAATTCACCGAAGGGACAGGTGAAGTAGTGCGGTAGGTAGGTCTCCATGAAATAGAGCTTGTCCGTACTGGCACGCTCCTTACGGGCCTTCTGGATGGCAGGCGTATCGTTCTCGAAGGGCGAGACGCTGTCCTTGATCCAGGCGCGAAGCTCCGCAACCTGACGATCAAACTGCCCTTCGGTAAGATTGGGACGCTTACGCAACGCCATCGAGCGACTCCTTGAATGCGGATGTCAAATCATCAAAAGACTCGGCCAGCACCTTCAGCCCTTGCGGTTCGTTTTCCTTCATCCAGCCGGCAATAAATTGCAGGTTTTCCAGAAAGACTTTGGCACGGTCAAAACCGGCGCCGGTGGCTTCCACCTGTTTGAACTTGACCACCAGGGCGCCCAGTTTGGAAAGATTGTCAAGGGTGACCCCTTCGATGGCTCCGGCCTGGCGTTCTTCGGCATAGGTCAGTTCGCGCTCCAGGAGCGACTCCATACGCAACCCGAAGCTGTTCTTGCGCTCGCGGGCCTTGTCCCATTCATCCAGGTCATCTCCGGAACGCTTGGTCCGGGCCTTCCAGTCGGTCAGGGTATTGCGGGAGACTTCCAATGCCTCGGAAATCGCCGAGAGAGATTGTCCCTCGATAAACATCTGACGGGCCACCGGCTCCAGTTGCTTGCGTGCTCCCTTCTCAGCCATTGGTGAATTCCTCCAGACAAGGTTCCTGCAGCAGACCAAACAGATTTAAAAATTCGGCCAAAGCAGAATCTTCTGCAGATGCTTCCCGCATTACTTTTACTGCGTCCATACATCGCTGGGCGTAGTCCTGACCGGTCATCAGCTTAATTCCTTTTTCAGCCGGGAGCACTCACCCTCCAGACGCAGATATTCCGCCCAGGCGCTTTTCAACACGTCCCACTGTTCATCCAGCTGCGGGATCTCCAAGGCCTCCACCGTGTAAAGGGTGGTATTGAGCCCCTGCCGTATGACACGCGCAGCGGATTCGATCCTCATTTGCAGGCGGGCCTGTTCAGCCTCGGCCTCGGCCAGTCTCCCCTTCATCGCGGCGCGTTCCATGTTCATGATTTTCCCAGCTCCTTCCTGACCTGCGGGCAAAAAGTATTGTTCTTGATGGCGTCGGCCAGCTGGGCATTGGTCTGGGCGTTGAGCGAGACGATGGACATCATGTCCTCGGCCATGCGCTCCAGCCGGGCCATACCCTTGTCGTAATCGGATACCAGGTGGACATTGCTTTTGTAGAGCCCGGCGATGGCGTTGACGTCTTCTTTGTACTGAGTGAGGATCTTGCTGAACATGTCGCGGTCGCAGCGATGCTCACGGTCATAGGATTCGCGTAACTTTTGCTGTTCCTTCTCGTACAGTTCGCGGGTTTTGGCCTGCTCTTTTTCGTACAGATCGCGGTACTGCTGCTGTTGTTCACGGTAGAGACCCTGCTGTTTATCCAGGCGTTTGTTATCGAAGTGCCAGATTACGAAGACCAGGCCCGGCAGGCCGAGCGTGTTGATAATAATCTGGATGATTGAGGGTGACAGGGCTTCCATTACATAGACCTCCAATGCAGGTGAATTTCAAACTCTTCTTGACAACTGATACATCGGCGGCAGCCCGGCACGGCCTGGCGGCGTTTTACGGGGATGATCTCTTCGCAGTCGAGGCACAGCTCGCCGGTGTAGTTACCCGGCTCGCGATTCTTCTGCTGGTGATGCAGGGCGAAACTCTGAAAATCCTCGTTATGCCCCTGGGCCCGATCCATCTCATCCATCAGCGTTTCCACTCGATATTGGCCAGGCAGTGATTCCGCTCTCCGAACAATCGCTCAAATACCCAGTCAATAGCCCGCTCGGTACGTGATCCGGACATGGTACGACCTACATAGGAGCTAATGGATTCATCGGCGTCGATGCCGATCAGGGTCCCCAGGCTCTGATCGATGCCCAGGAGGATATTGAGAAAATAGCCGCGCTGCCGGCCACGATTGAGGAAACCCAGATTCATGGCCACTCCACTGCCAGCAGGGCATCCACGGTCGGGGCAGTGTAGATCTCCATCAGCAAAGCCTGCTGTATGCCGAGTATGCCGCCACTGGCCTGCCGGAACAGGTTAGTGTTGGCCATGATGTAGCCGACCAGCGTGGGCTTGTCGATACCACGGCCGGCACAGATAGCGTCGATCATGGGAGTTGTATTGTTGTTATCGGCCAGCCAGGCTTCGGCTTCGGTCATCTGTACGGCCCATGTTTCACGCTCGGCGGGCTGGTAGGGATTGGCTATGGCCAGCAGCCGGGTGTTGCCTCCCGCCCGGATCAGGCCGGCCTGCCAGTCGCGTAAACCGGCACAGGCGGCAAAGATATCCACATCACTGTCGCTGCCCGATGAGGCTTCCCAGAGCTCAATCCGTTTGGCAGGATCATCGCCGTACAACCCGGTCAGATCGGAATATACGCAGCGGATACCGCCTGGGGGAGTCTGTCGCTCCGGACCGGGATTGAGGCGATTAACCAGGCCGTGGGGTCCGTCAACCTCAATAAACGTGGGTGTAATTTTGGACAGCTGATTGATGATGTAATTCATGGTGTGGCTCCTGAATGGCATTGAGTACAATCGGGCAATTGAGTCAAGGGCGTACCGTCCGGTGGATAGACCGGGGTTCCGGACACGCGGTAATTAGGCATTCCGTAACGGCTGTCGTGGGGCTGAATTGTGCCGCACTGGATATTGCTGTAGCCGGAATCCATGCGGGTGCCCGAACTGTAACGGTACTGGGTCGTGGCGAAACAGTACTGCTTGTTGGTGCTGATGTGGGTGAATGTCACCCCGGTCACATTGCCCACGTCGACCATCGTCGGGAATGGTTTTACGCTGCTGTACTGGCCATAGTGGATCGTATATCCGATGATGCTGGGGTCCTGGCCGGCCTGCCAGTTCAGGGAGACGGTGGCACCGACCGCCAACAGAAACAATGCGGTTATCAGGTTCATGCTGCCTCCTGGAGTTTGTAGCCGAATGAACGGATGTTTTTGATGCGCTGGCCGGACGATCCCAGTTTTTTACGCAACCGCTTGATGTTGGTGACTACGGTGCGGGATTGCACCTCGCTGTCGTAGCCCCAGACCTGATCGAGCAGATGATCCTGGCTGAATACATAGCCGGGTTGGACGGCCAGATAGAACAGCAGCCGGTATTCCGTCGCGGTCAGGTGGACCTCAATATCCTGTACGAGGACTGTCCGGGTCAGGTCGTTGATCTGGATATCGCCGGACAGGATCATTGGGCTTTCGCCCCGTCCAGGCCCGCAGCCCGATCCCCACTGCAATTACCGCCAGACCTGCCGCTATCAGCATTCCGCTCGGTGGTACCATGATTGCCCTCCAATCCATTGTTGTAGGTCCGCTCCAGGTCGGCGGCCAGTTCAGTATTTTTTGGTACTGCAACCCTGGCAAACAGGCCGAACAGCACATACAGCCCCAGGGGACTCATCATCAGATATCCGGTATTTGGTATGCCCATCGCTATTCTCCTGGTATGAATCCGGCCATGATCAGCCGTATTGCTATGTGCCGCGCCATGTAGAGCGGCGTGTAGCCCTTTCTTTCGATGATCGCGATCATCTCTTCGTACTCTTTGAAGGTCATTTACGCCTCCTCATCATGGCGACCAGCACACCGCCTGCTATGGCCAGCCCGTAAAAATCCATGGCCGGAACAGCGACTGCATTACTGGCTACCTGTGTCTGGCCTCTGCCGAACCACCAGCTAAACCAACCGGCGGAGGCGGTGGCCGGCATCAGGATCAGGGCAATTATCAATAACCGAGTGCATATTGGCAGAGCCACGATATCCCCCCATCCGCTGTCAGACAGCTGATCAGATCCTGCGCCCCGGTTGTGGCGGTCATGGTGGGCGCGGAGACCGGACCCCATTTGAAATTGGCGGGCCAAGCGTAACTGCCAACGCTGCCCTGTTTTAAAATCAGCGTAAATGACTCCTGACTCCGATAGGGGGTCGTGGCCGAAAACGTCACGGCTCCGTTAAGCGTCAGTAAATACGCGGTGGAGGAACGGGTATCGATGGAATAAGTCGGGCCGCTGGTTGTGGCGGTGACTAGTTTCGGTACGGCACTGATGGCCTGCATCTGGCCGTTGGAATCGACGGACAGGCGGGTGGCCCCGGTTGTGTCGCGTATATCCAGTTTGGTGCGGGTACCGGTGGCGGCCTGTAATACAAAGGGATCATCACTGGCGGGGCCGGTCATCATGGCATGCACGACGGCCTGCTCGGTGACGGAGACGGACTGGCCCGGTTCACCCTGGGCACCAGTGGCACCGGTCCGGGTGACAGCGACGGGTGTGCCGGTCGTGCAGGTCCGCTTGCCCCCAAGCAGGGCGCTGGCGCTGTAGGTGGCAAATACCTGGACATAGTTGTTGCCGGCCACATAGGAGGCCGATACGGCCGGGGTAAAGGATGTCGTGGTGGCGGTTCCGGAGAGGACTCCGACGCCGGTGTTCCAGACCTGGCGGAGTGCCGTGACAACCTGGCCTCCCACATAGAGCACATAGCGGAATGGGGCCATGGCCGGTGCCGGGTTGAACCCGCTCTGGTCGTAATTGATGGTGCGAGTACCGCTGGAGATGTTGCAAAATAAGGACGCAGCGCCCGGCCGGCCGTCGAATCCATTGATACCAGGACGGCCATCGTACCCGCGCAGACCGTTAGGTGGGATGTTGATCAGGCTGTTGTAATCGCCGGAAAACGTGATCGGGTGAAACGGCTGGCCGTTGACGCGGGTGTAGCCGTCCAGATCGATATACGCACCGCTGTAGAGATGAATAGAGGAGATATTGTTGGGGCCGGAATCGTTGTACTGTTCGGATTTGAAAAACAGCTCTCCGACCTGGTTGCTGATTACGGCGGAGAGGTTGGATGAATCTCCGGAGAAGGTCGGGACGGCACCCAGTTCGGACAGGTTCGGCACGGTGGTCGATCCCGGGGGACCCTGAGGACCGGGCACGACCAGAGTGAGCGTATCGGGACCAGAAGCGTTGATGGTCACGGTCGGCTGGGTGCTGCTGGAGATCGTGACGGTAGTCGGCGCGGGCTGGATAACGGTTATGGTATCGGCCGCGGCAAAGGCCAGCAGGGGCATCAACGCCAGTATCAGAACGGTTCGCAGTGTCATCGTGGTATAACCGAGCATTTGCCCGCTATCCGGTAGCTGACCTTGCCGCCGGAATCGGTGCGACGAACCCACCAGACGCCCGCTTTTCCGGAGTTTTTGGAGCTCTGAGCCTTGGAGAGAGTGCCCTTGATGGTAGTGGAGTCTTTCAGCGATGCGCTTAAATTAAAAAACACGGCTCCACCGGGCGCGGCCATGCACTGGGAAGCCCAGGTTGTGCCGGTCTGGTCGATCCGGACTCCGTTATTGGCCTCGTAGAATTCGAGGTAATAATCCTCGCCGGCGTTGATGATCAGATCAGCCGGTCCGGGCTGGTAGGCCACGGCGCTGGTTACGAGCGCCAGAAAAAAGACCATCAGCAGCAGTGCCAGCATCAAGCCCATGTCCCTGAGTATGTCTGTGCCGGCGGCTTTCATTTGAAATCCAATGCCGGCCAGCTGACGGACTTGGACTGTTCCAGGACTTTGTTTATGTCTTCCTGGGTGAGATCATCCCGGAAGGTAGCGGCGATCTTTGTCCCCTCGACCCAGACGTCTTTGGCCAGGGGGGCAAGGATGATGAACAGCTGGGCAATGGCGGCGGGGCTCACTTGGCACCTCCCGGCATTTCGATTCCGCTCAATGTCAAAAGGCTGGCAGCAATGCCCTGTACCTTCACCAGGGCTATGCCGAAGTCATTGGGATCGCCATAGCCCTGGGACATGAGCAGGTAGGCGTTGATTGCCGCATCGTAGGCCGGTTTGGACTTGTCATAGGCGTCCTTGGCCTGGGCACACTTGTCGGGTCCGATCTTGCCGGCCTTACAGAATGCATCAACGGCGGTAGCGGAAGTGACGATGGTGGCTTTGACGGCCAGCAGGGATTTGCCGGCCTTCTGCAGGGGGGTGTCTTTGGCAGTGGAGACCTCCGAGGTATTTGAGACCTCGGAGGTCTGGCCGAAAGTGGCGCAGCCGGCAAACATCAAAATAGACAAAATAGACAAAATGATCAATTTGGCAAAAAGCAGCGGCAGTCGGATAAAACCGGCGGTGGCAGGCGGAATAAAATGTGGCGGGTCGATGCCGGAATCGTCGGTGGCGGATGGTTTCCAATCGAGAGGCTGCCCGGTGACAGCACGCAGGATCAGGTTGATGACGGCCAGCAGGCCGGTTTGTATCTCCGGATCAAGAATAAAACCGAAACGGGATTGGAGTAGTAGAGCCACTACTGTGATAGCGTTGAACCAAAGGGTTTTTGACAGGTACCAGGTTTTCATTGTTAAGCCTCCTTGGGGGTAAAGATATTTTTGGGATCAGGTTTCATACCGGCCTGAAGCCAGGCCGGGACGTCGAAGTTGGGGCAGGTTTTGCCCTGTTTGATGGCAGTATCGAACTGGTAGTGACCCAGGACCTTGGCATTCAGATGATGGGGACCGGCTTTGATGTTGGTCTGAAGCTCGGCTACCAATTGCTCCAGGGCCGCCCACTGCAGGGCTGAAAAAGCATTTTTACCGACCAGGCAGATGCCGATGGTGTTGCTGTTGTGCCCGCCGACATGGGCGCCGATCTCATCGGGGTGACGGCCGGTATGGATTGATCCGTCGGTATAGATGACGAAGTGATAACCGATGGAGGTTAATCCCTGGTTAAAGGTTTTGTTCATGCGCCAGTACGGTACGCGCTGCCAGCCGTTGGCCAGATGCCAGGAGTCGATATCCGCGACGGTTTGCGGCCGGCCGTTGGGGGTGTCGGCGCAATGGATCACGATGGCATTGATTGAGCGTTGAATGGGTTGCATGGCAGGCCCCTGACTTCTGTTGTAAAAAGCGGGACCGGATGCCCGGCCCCTATTGCAAGGAGGTGTTCAATATCTGGTGGGGACTATACGGGGAACAATGGTGGAAGTACTTTCAGACGCTGAAAAAGAAAAGCCCCAATCCGGGGAGGAAAGGGGCTTGAGGTGGTTTTTGCTGTTTTCGGGTTTGTACTCTTTTTCGGTCTGGCTGTCAATGGTGGAATTTCAAAAGCGGGCCTAACTCCCGCAGCAGCGGACTCCACTACGTTCCGCCGCTGTGCTTGCTGTTATAGTGCTCTGGCTACGACTTCCTTGATGCTGTCTTTCCAGCGGATTTGCTGGTATGCTTTGAGGTCATTCACCATCTTGATAATTTCCTCATCTCGCTGCATTTCCAACACGTTCCTGATTGCCTCTTCATGCGCTTTGTCCACCCGCAATAGAGCCTTGTTCATCTTGCCGATCCAAATAGTTTCCGTAACATACGGACCCACTGCGTCAACGACTTCAGCCGCCCCGAGTCTGCCAGACAGCATTGGCTCAATAGAAACTGACGTTGCAAAACCTGTGTTCCATGCCATGCGAAGTGCATCTATTCTGCTGGCCGGCGAAGGTGCGCCCGGCTCCCAAAATTTCGATACTTCGGGGTCAAGTGTGCCGATAGTGAAGCGGAAAAGGATCTGATCTACCCAATCCACCAGCTCCATAAGCATCCGGCGCACACATTCAAAGTCTGGCTTTGTCACGATCAGTAGCCGATTGCCCTTGCTAAGTATCAGCTTTGACACCCTGATATATTCCTCGACGTTGAAGGGGGTAATATCGTGACTACTCGGAAACATCACGACACCCTCACGGGCAGGGTACGAAGTCATGGCGGCACGTTTGGTAAACTCTTCGCGCTCCCATTCTGCTCGTGGCCGCTGGTTGAATCTGTTGGCGTTATGAGCAGCATAGCAGTACAGGCAATTATTCCGGCAACCACGACAGATGTTCTCTGTCACCTCTGCCCACTCTGCCGTTCCAGTTCCTTTTCTATCTGCGTCAAAATTCATAAAATCCTCAATTCGCACTATAACAACGTGCTGGTTCGGCCTTCGCTGCGCTCGCCGCACAGCACTTAGCCGTTATTCATCATTATCAGGGCCGGCTTCATCAAAATAAAAGATGTTCCCGCACGCCGAGCAACGCTCCATGCTGTCGTCATTATCCAGGTCATCATCCTGGAATACATATGTGACCTGGCAACCGCATTTTGGACAGCTCATCGTTCAGCTCCTTTTCTGATCAATCCGTTGACGGTGCCGCGCTTGTTGATTTCCTTGCGCTTGGCATCTCTCAACTCCTGTGTATGAAACAACAAAGGTTTGCCATCTTCGGCAGCATTCAGCCATTCGCCATCCCAGCGGACCTGTATCCCGTACAGCGGGCGGTGATGCTCCATGTCGTACCAATCATATTTCCGTGTTTTCATACTCACTCCTTTCATATCAACGTCTCCTGTTTCCAGCGATCCTTTTCGGCTACTTCGGGTTTGAGCGCTTCGTAGACCGAAGCCAGGGGCAAACCGGTCTCCAGCGCCAGACGACGATGATTGGCGCCGGTGAAATTGGCCTGGATGTAGCGGCGCTTGGCCGGGAATAGTATTTTATCGGCCTGCTTGAGGTAGATTGGCACGCCGGGAAAAGCCTGAGCCAGCTTGACCATGGCTTCGACTCCGATGGCGAGAGCTACCTCCTGATAACGCTCCGGAAGCTCTTCCACCTGCAGATACTCCAAGTATTTTGCATGTTGATCGCTCATTTCAGCCCCTCCAATATTTCATCAAAGGCAGCACGGCCGCGCGCATGTGATTCGTCGCTGACCGGGGCTTCCGTGGTTTTGGACGTTGATTTCATGCGGGTGGGCAGGATCTGCATCAACTCCACCGGTTGCGGCCACTTTTTGATTTTACCCTGTAGCAAGGTAAAACCCCTGGCTATGCGCTCTCGGTCCTGTTCTTCGTTCATGCCGTAACCGATGGTATCTACCCAGAGCTCGGCGGTCATGGCGATCAGCTCGGCGGCGGGGACGCCATCCAGGCGCAGCAGCAGCAGCAGTTTATTAAAGCCCCGGCTGATTTCATCACACAACCAGTGATCAGGACGCTCGGTGTTTTCGTTTCTCCAGACCACCAGGGATTGCATCCCCTGAGCGGTCTTTGGGATATATGAGCCGCCAGGGCCGGTGCGGACCGGGAAACCCTGGACGGTGAGTTGTGGTGTGAGGCATTTCATAGGTCGGTTACTCCCAGGGAGCGCAGGTGATGATCAAGCGACGTCTGTCGATCTCGGCTGCATTTTTCAAGGACGGCTTGAAGTATAAAATCCTGCCGGGTAGTCCCGCTGATCTGTTCGGATATCTCGCGCAGCTCGTAGTCGCTGACCCGGATGGATAGGATGTTGTAGCGCGGGTTTTCTTTCTTTTTGCCCATGTCAGGCCGCCTTTCCAAAGAGGCTGAGCTGATCAGCCTCCTGAAGGGTATAGCGATAGACGCCGCGCTGGCCCTTGACCGGGCTGCAGTCTACGGTGAAGCCGTTGGCGCGGAGTTCGGCAACGATGCTGTTGACGGCATAGACGTCACAGGCATTGCTGATCTCGCGAGTGGTGGCGCCGTTACGCTGGCGGCGTAGAAAATCCCGCACCTTCTGGAGGCGCGGGCTGCTATCGATATTTCCGGCATGCATGCGGGACATGGTTACCTCCGGAACAAAATTCCGATGAAGGCCGCGGTGGCGGCGTGGATAGAGTTGTGATCAATCCGGGCGCAGCGCCCAAGCTGATCGTGCAGTTCATGGTGAACGTCGGTGACGATGGTGGGGATATCCAATATCTCCAGATGCCGCGGCTGATCAGCGGACAGAGTCGGTACGGAGTCCTGGATCAGCCGGACCATGTTGATGGTTTCGGCTAGGCGTTTGTCCGATTCAGCTTTGGTGAGCATCAGCCGCTCGAACTGAGCCAGGCGTGCCAGCTGGATCAGGATGCTGTCGAAGTCCCTGGTGGGCAGGACGGTGAGGCCCTGCCCGGCCAGGGTTGTGCTGAGTTCAATGTATTTTTCAGGTGTCATGACCATCTTCCTTCCAGATGATGACCCCATCGCCATCGCTGTCGACGTCGATTTCTCCGATGGTGTAGAGATTGATCGGGTCGGTATCCAGGTAGACGTGCTGGTCGCCGTGACCTTCTTTTACGAGCTGAGTGAATCTGTTGAGTACGTCGTTGACAGTCATCACGCCCTCCTATTCCAGAAATATTTGGCATGCATCGGTCTGGGTTTAATCGGGCCTTCCGCTCCACAGTCCTTGCAGCACATGAAATAATGTTCAACTTCATCAATAAGTAACGGGCCGTCTATATAGATGTTGGATTCACCGCAGAAAGGGCATGGCTTATTATTTCCCATGTCCCACCTACAACGCCGCGATATCGAGCGGGATGGCGATGTATTCGCCCTGGGCGTCACGCTCGTACAGCAGGATCTGCTTTTTGCGGCTAATGATGACGATGGCTTCATTGATGATCTGGATGCCTTCGTTCCAGAGGGCATTGCTGATTTTGTAACTGCGCAGGCGCAGAATTTCGGATACACGAAGTTTGCCGTCGAGCAGGGAAAAGGTGCCGAGCACGATGGTTTTGAGATCGGCGGCGTTGTCGGTGTCGGAGGGCGCCATCTGCTCGACCGCTTCCAGTAGCTTGGACTGGGCAGCCTGCAGCTCGGGTCCGAAGTCGATTTGTTTCTGAACAGTGATGCGCAGTTTGTAGCGGCGATCAAAGGTGAAGAACTGCATGTTGCCTTCCCGGCCGCCGCGCTTGACGCCGTATTTCTCGAAGATAAGATCCAGGATGGTGGCGACGTCTTCAAAGTTGTGCTGTTTGAAGCGCTGGATCTTGCCGGAGAGGTTCATCCAGATACAGGCTATTGAAAGCACCAGGTCATTGAAGAGCAGGTCTTTTTCGTGGATATTGCGGACCAGGACCAGGGAGCCTTCGGCGTCTTCCATGCGGCCGTCGACTACCTGTGGATGTTCGGTTTCGTAAGAGAGGCGATCCTGGCGTTTGAGACAGCCGACATGTTCCCCGGCCATCTGTATCCGCTCCGTGACTTCGCCCCACGTGGTTGTAGCCAGATCAGCAGCGCTGTAGGATGGCGTACTAACGACCAGCTTGCGTTGAGCCTCTTCGGCGGCCTGCTTGGCTTCGGTTGCGGTGGCGTGGTACTGCATGCCTTCGTAGAGGCTGTAGCTGTAAAAGTTCATTTTTTGTATTTCCTTTCATTGTCCTGGATCATCTGATCCGTTTTGTTATTGAAGTAACTGGCCTCGGCAATCATGCGGCTGGCCAGGGCTGTGATGTAGCGATCGCCGGAGGTATGCGCCCTGGTAAACCAGCCCAGGGCGCAACCAACCAGCAGACCGAGCAGTAAACGGATCACCTGACCCACCGAACAGCCCGGCTCTTCAGCCAGATGCGGGTTTTCATCCATTCATATTCCTCTTTGATTACCTGTTTAATCCGCGTGAAGATTCGTCTCAGCATGTGATTTCCTCCTCTGTCGTTTTACGAGTCAGTTGCTCCATTCGGTCATCGGCTGTGCCGGCTGCCGAACATAATGCGATGATGAATACACCGGCCAGCATGCCGGCACAGAATGCGGCTACCATCCATCCCCAGTGGATCATGCCCCGGCCTCCTTTTTAACTGCGCCCATGGCCTCCAGGGCCTTGACGATCTTCTCGATCTGCCAGCTTTTAACCATGCGCAATCCGGCCACTCCGGTGATACGGCGGCAAAAGCCATCCAAGGCCTTTTCCTGTGCTTCTTCACCCTCGGCCCGGGTGACCTGGTTCCACATGGCGTCAATCAGACGCAGCTGCGACCCACTGGCGAAGCCGGGGCGGCTGTCCATGTCGGTGTATTTGAGACCGTGGCGGGCAGGCGCGGATTGGGGACGCCCACTTTTGCCCTGGCCGTTCAAAGTTTCCAACAGCTCCTCGGCCTGGCGCCAGGTGATATCCTTGCAGCTGGTGGCACCGTAGCGGCTGTGCAGCATGTGGCGGTAGGTTTCGTCATCCATGCCGAGCTTGCCGATCACGGCGTGGATGGCTTTGATCTGGCTGGGGGCGATGCGGCCTTTGACGAAGGGTGCAGCTGTTTTTTTACTGGTATTCATATCGCCTCCACGACTTCAACAGTAATTCGGGATTCGCCCATGTCGAAGGCCAGGTTCATAGCGCGGGCGGTGAAGTTATTGACCAGCAGCGGGTAGGCGTGGGAGACCGGCTTTTTGCCGCGGCCATCGTCGGAGGTCAGGCGTTTGGAAAGGGCATTGACGGCGTCATCATCCATGATATCGGCCAGCTTGGCGCCGACCCGCTTGAATTTGACGGTCAGATAATCGGACAGGTGGCCATTGAGCCCTTTGATTTCGGCGACCTGGACCCGGCGGATGACTTCGCGCATTTCAACGTGCTGGCTTTCGTTAAACATATGCTTCAGCTCGGTCTGACCTACCAGGATGATGCCGAGCAGTTTTTTGTAGCCGTCTTCGAGCTCGTAAAAGCGCTTGAGATATTTGAGTGTCTGGGTGGTCAGGTCGTGGGCTTCTTCGAGTATCAAACAGGCCTGATACCCGGCGCGGCTGCGGTCCATCAGGAGTTTCTGCACCTGGCGGGTCTTTTGTTCGAGCCGGATCTTGGGCTTTTCTTCGGACAGGTCCATGATGATGGCGTCGCAGATGGAGCCGGCGGTGATGCGACCCTTGTCGATGATCTGCGGGAAGATGACCTGGACGTTGCTGTCCTTTTTCAGATGCTCCATGACTTCGCGGCGCATGGTTGTTTTGCCGCTGCCGACTTCGCCGATTACAGCCAGGAATCCGCCGTGTTTGGCCGTGTCCATCATGGCCATTTCGATGTAGTGATGTTCATCACTTTTGTAGATGTCGCTGCTCTTTTCGACGTCTGAAACAAAGGGGTTGCGGAATATCTTGAAGTGTTTCAGTGCCTCTGCGTTTACCATTTCTGTCTCCTTGCATATGATTAAATTTGGATCTCCGGGGACCAGCGCCGAGCTGCCGTATTTCTTTGTTTTTTCTCTCCGTTTGATGCTTTCAACGGAATGCCGGTACCGTAGGGGTTCATTGGATATATTCCAGAGGTCTGACATTTTCAGCCCGTTCTGCGCCAGCCATAGTTCCACCTTGCGGACGTTTTCGGCAGAGGCCAGAAACGATTCGATATTGCCCCGTAAACTGGGTGATTTGGGGGGGACGTATCCGCGGTTGATAACGAGGTTGATGGCCGGACGGGATACGTTGCAGAACGTGGCGAGTGCTCCCTGAGAAATATCCAGATCCAGCAGCAGGTTTTTCAATTTCAGCGGTTCAATTTCTTTTGCGTAGATACTTGTTTGTGCCATTGCGTTACCTCCAATGCATTCAAAGTTACTTGTTGACTACCAGCGAGAGGCCGAAGACCGGCGCCGGTGCTATGCCTTCGCTGTAGTGCCGTATAACTGCATCCATGGCCGTTGCGTCGATGGTGTCGCCATACTCATCCCGCAGGGCCTGGTTGATTTCTTTGGTGACCTTTACATCTGCAGCCCGCATACGCTTGAAGAGCTCCATGATGGGATGCTGCACTGATCCGGCGGTGCGGGTCAGCTCCATGGGGGTGCCTTTTTTGGGCATGGCGGCGATGTTGGAGGCCTTTTCGGCGAAACCTTCAAAGGCGTTCATGCCGGCGAAGGGCATGGCGTCGCGACCCGGTGTACGTGAGCCGGTGGCTAGTTCATCAAGGCGCTTCTTGGCCTTTTGAGTGGCGGTTTCTGGTTGGGCCTTGTATTCCATGCCGATGACGGCGGCGTTGGCCGAGAAGCCGCCCAGCTCGGCCGGCAGCTTGTCGATGGCTTTGGCCTCATAGAGCTGGTTGTCATGGCTGACGGTGACGATGCCGTCTTTCCATTTCCAGATGTTTTTGATGACTTTGACCTTGGTGCCGTGGGGGATGCCGGCGTGTTTGAGGTTGAATTCTTTGCCTTCAAACAAAATGCGATAGTTGGTAACGGTGCGCTCCTCTTCGGGCTTGTTCATCAGATCCTGCAATAGTGACCGCTCGGGCAGCTCGCGCAGCTGCTCTTGTTTGATCATCAGCCAGCATGACAGTCGAGTCATGTCGGTGCGGGTGTGCTTGCGGGTGGCGTTCATCCAGATACAGAAGCCGCGGGTTTTGCGATTGAGGTCTTCGATGCTGGTTGCCGGTTCGATGCGCAATCTGGTTTCGAACCATTCTTCCCAGATCTTGTGTGAGGTTTCGACGCTGCCCTGGCGGCGTGAGTTGCCGGGCGTACCGGCCAGGATATCGATGCCGAGGCCATCCCAAAAACCACCCAGGGCTTTGGCCTTGGCACGGCTGCCGCCGTCCATGAGCATGGCGAAGGGGACGCCGCGAAAGGGGAAGTTACCTTCGGCCTTGGCTTCCCAGGCGCGGCAGATAAAATCAAACAAATTCTCGGCGGTTTCACCGGCCGCCAGGTAGTAGTGCACAAACATGAAGCCGCTGAAGTGATCGGTGAGGATGTAGCGCTGCAGCGGGGTCTTGACCTTTTTGAAGTTCTCGAATTTATTCTTGTAGAACTCATCCTGACGCATGATCTTCATTCCGCCATCATCCAGGTAATATTGGATACAGGTGGAGACGTCGACCAGGTGGACGTGGTTGGGATGCAGAGAGCGCATGTCGACGTGCGGGGTTGGGGCGTTGAGTTGCTGTTTGTTCAACTCCCTCTCCCGTAGTTGGCGCTGGACGGTGGCCAGGGAGACTTCGCCGCGCAGGATGATGCCGTTGTCTATGGCGAATTCCATGGCGTTCTCGATCGGCATGAAGGCGCCTTTGTTCTCACGGCCGCATTTGTAGATGGTGGCGGCGATGAATTCGATCTGTTCTTCTGCCAGGATACCGATACCCTTGTCGGTGCGCGGTTTGCGACCGGTAGTGAAGCCGTGGGTTTTGGCTATGCGGTACATAGTTGCCTCGCTGCCGCCATACAGAGCCCGGTATTCGGCGATGATCGCCTTGCGGCCTGATGGTGCTTCATCCCTCAGTTTTAGTGCCATTTCACGTTGCCATATCATGTGATGCCGCCTTTGATGGAGATTTACTCTGGTACAGCCGCTTCCTGCTGTTTGAACCAATCTTCAAACTCCTCCATAACTTCGGGGGCCATATCCGCACCGTAGTGGGTTACCGATGTTTCGCAGATAACCAGCATCTGCATCTTCATGTATTGCAGGGTTGAGATCAGGGCGGCCCGCATGCGCGGGGTGACCTCTCCGGCGTTTTCCATGACGAAGTCGGGATCTACTGAGAGTAGGTAGCCATCGAAGGCGGTCCGCTTGTTGAACATCAGCTGCAGGAAAGCATCTTCATCGGTTGTCATGCCTTTGGCAGCGGCATCTTTATCGTATTTTTTCAGCTGGCGTTCCTGCTTGTTGATGACGTCTTCTTTGCTCTTGAGGACTTTGTCCTTGGCGGATACTTGAGCCTCCAGGGTTTCAACTTTTTCTTTGGACTCCTCTACGATCCGCTCAATCAGGGCCTGAATGTCGTCACGAAATTCGGGGGCCAGGGGGATAGATTCGTCACCGTAGATGAGGCAGTTGTCTCTTATTTCGGCAAGTTCTGCCGAAACCTGTTTTCCTAAGAGCCTGATTTTATTGAAAGGGATTACAGATAATCGGCAGGTCGCTGCCGAAAATTCTTCAAACAGCGGACGCATGTCAGAAAGCATCGTGTCGACTGTTCTGACCGGCATATCTATGGACTCACAGAATTCAGCCCAGGTTAGTCCACCTGATTTATAGGATTTCGATTCTTTCAGCTTATACAGTGTCAATGCCTTCAGCAGTTCCTGATGGGCTACCGTTGCGGAGATTGCTTTCAGAGATCCGATTGTTTCGGCTTCGGCTCTGATTGCATCTATATCCCCTCGCAGTTTAGCCATTTCCTCATCAGCCTGGGCGCGAGCGGTTCTATATATTTCCTGCACTCCGGTTACTTCTACTTCATGCGCTCGCGGTTCTTTCGTTCTTGGTGCCATGTTATTCCTCCCCTAATGCTGAAATGTCTTTGTCAATCCTGGTCCGCTCGGACTCTTTACCGGCTTTCACTTTCGCCCAGAACAGTGCCAGCTTCATCCCCAGCCGCCAGCCTCCACCGACTTCCTGAACAAAGCCGGCATCCTCCAGGGTGATCAGCTGGCACATGACGGTTCCGGCGGGTAAATTCACCCTGGTAGCAACCTCGTTGCCGGTAATGGGCTCTTTTGCTTCGGCCAGGATTGCCAGGATGTCGCAGGCTTTGGATACTGATGCGATGCGTGTGTATGATTTGGTTGCCACGTGATACCTCCCTATTTAATCCCGCATTGACTGCGGGTCTGCTGTATTTCAAGGTCTAACCGGCGGCGCTGTTCTTCCAACCGGGCAAGCTTCATCCACTTCATATCTCCGGAGGTGATCACCTCGGCATCAAGTGGCTCGAGTAGATAACTGAAGGGCTCCATTGTCCCGGTGACAAAGCAGAAGGCTGTGAGCATGACGGCCCGCATGCCGTTGTGCGGATCGCTGGCTGCATATTTGTCCAGCATCTCTTTGCTGATTGTGGTGGCCATCAGCCGCGACATTTCGGCGGCGATCTGGTAGCGGTCTTTGCCACTGGCCTGCATTGCCCTGGAAAGGCATTGACGGTGGCCCAGGTCTATATCAAGGGCACCCTCTTCCTTTCCCCCGTCAAACAGATCCTGCTGCATTGACAACCCTTCTGTTATTTTCGCTGTGCGTTTCGACATGACACCCTCGTTTTTTCTGTTAAAATCAAACTTACTTTGATAGATTCCCGCTTGCTGGAGGCTCGGTATGAATGATGATCAATTTAATGAGTTGCTGGCGTATGTGAAGATTTTGGCATTGAACTCAACTGCGCTACTTTTTCAGCAAAGCCGTCAAACGCGTTTAAGCCCTGAAGAGATTGATTTTTGTCAGCGATCACTACTGAGGACAGCTCTGCAACTTCAATCCGGAGTTGGCCTTGAACCACCATTGGCGTGGCCGCCATCATTCGGGCGATCCGATCCGCCGCTTGACGTTTCTTGATCCTGGTGCGAGGTGTGTTCATGCTGCCTCCCGATGTTGGTGATGGAGCGGAGTATCGGGCCAGAGATCTGCAACCCTGAACCCAAGAATCTTGGCAATTACCGGGCGAACTGTATAACCAGTCCGCTGATCATTGATGATTAACCCGATATAAACCGGGCTCTTTTGGGCGGCTACAGCGAGGTCATCATAGGTTTTGCCTGCTGCAATAAGCAGCGCCTGACGATATCGGGGCCGGTCAGCTATCGGAACTGAGGCAAGCCCGCCAGGGGGGAGATTTAAAACGTGTCGTGTCATGCGGCACCCCTTTTTTAATCTGTGTTGTAAGTTACATAATCGTGTTTTTAGTAACCGTGTTGTCAAATAACAAATAACGGAATCGTGAAACTATGTCAACTGAAAATTACATAACCGTGAATTATGATCAGATTTTAGAAAAGATCATCGCTAAGGCAGGTTTTGAAAATGAGAAAGAGGTTGCAAAACTCTTTGATTTATCAGGGTCTGACCTCAGCAACCGCAAGAAACGCGGTACATTGCTGCCGTTTATTATCAAGTGGGCAATTGACGAAAACGTGAATATCAATTGGCTGCTGTCTAGCACTGGAGAGATAGATCCGGATAAAGTTTCATATCCGTTGTCGGAAGGGTTTAAAACTGCGGATATCGGCGGAGAGCTAACGGAAGGGTTTGTTCAGGTACCAAGGTATGAAGTCGCAGCTAGTGCCGGCGGCGGTGCAGTGATCCATAGTGAGCAGATTGTGGATCATCTATCATTCAAGGCTGAGTGGGTGCATAACGCCCTGGGCGTGCCGGTCAAGGATTTGGCTTTGATCAATGTGACGGGTGATAGTATGGAGCCGACGCTGTCGGAGGGCGATCTGATCCTGATCGACATGAGCCACCGCGGGATGAAGGACAACGCTATTTATGTTCTACAGCTGAATGGATCTCTCCTGGTGAAACGCCTACAACATAAGCTGGACGGGAGTGTGGTTGTGAAGAGTGACAATTTGATTTACGACCCTGAGACGGTCTCAGGTGAGGCAATAGAGCTATTGAATATTATAGGACGGGTTGTGTGGTGTGGTCGGAGGATGTGATTTATGAAGTCTCTTCATTTTAAGCTTTCAGGGATTACAAACAAGGAATTTAAACGATTACTAGATAATGCGATTGCTTTGAACGATCCCAATACCGCCGTTTCATTGGTAGGGGAATATATAAGGGAATACAAGGTCACTTGTTCTGAGGTTGAAGAATACCTGAATAAAAGTGAACAGCTACATGGGACTGCCTTCCAACAGACTCCGGCTTTTTTAATATATGGTACACATTTTAGGATTAAATCCTGTTCTCGTGAAAGAAAACAGCTTCTTGATCCAGATTTTCAGGTTAATAAATTTAAAATATGGAATAGCGATAGGTGTTGTAGTTATTGCCAAAAGCTTGCAAAAGTGGTCTATACAAAGGCAAATCTGCCCGAGCTACCGCATCATGCTGGGTGCGAGTGCATGTTAGAGCCAATATTTGAATAGAAGGATTACTACTTATGAAAATGTTCGTTTTTACGGTTATTGGTTTGTTGATTTATGCCGGTGTGGTGTTTGCCGCGGACTGCAAGGTTGTTGAATATCCTGACCATAATGAGATTGTGTGTGAAGGGGCCCCCGAAAATCCAACGGCACCCGCGTCTGATAAAGCGCGGCAAATTGAAGATGTCAGACAAGAACGTGATCGAGTGCAAAAATTATTAATAGCAGAACAAAAGAATGCAGATGCGATCGCCGTGAAGATCCAGGAGAAGAAACAAGAAATTGAAGATATGAAGCGTAAATTTGCAGAGGATAATAAGCGGTTCAACGAACGTCACGGCAGATAAAATCACTGTCAATAAACATCATCAAAGTTGATTTGAAAACGGGGCCGTCGATAACCTCCTGACAATCACTTTCCAATCATCTCCAACCTCATTATGTCACTTCTTACATACTTATTATATCGCCCCCCTATACATCATTCTTGCTTCATCTTCAAACCTTCCTGC